TATACAATGTACCCACTTTTTCTTATCTTTTTAAAAAAGAATATATGGCAATTAAAAAAAATGACTTTAGTGCTTTGAAGAAAAAATTCTCTTCAGATGCAAAATACAAACCACAAAGATACTTTGATTTAGGTCCAGCATTTTTAGATGCTGTAGGACTTCCAGGTCCAGCTATGGGACATATTAATATGTTTTTGGGTCACTCTGATACTGGTAAAACAACAGCACTTGTTAAGACGGCTGTTGACGCACAAAAGAAAGGTATTCTACCTGTCTTCATAATTACAGAACAAAAATGGTCTTTTGAACACTCAAAAATTATGGGGTTTGAATGTGAAGAAGTTGTGGATGAAGAGACTGGTGAACTTACTTGGGATGGTTTCTTTTTATTTAATAACAATTTTAGTTATATTGAACAAATCACAGATTATATTAATGATTTGTTGGATGCTCAAGAAAAGGGTGAACTTGACTATTCATTATGTATTATGTGGGATTCTGTTGGTTCTGTCCCTTGTAAAATGACCTACGAAGGTAAAGGTGGTAAACAACACAATGCTTCAGTACTAGCAGATAAAATTGGTATGGGAATTAACCAAAGAATTTCTGGTTCAAGAAAAGCAGATTCAAAATACGAAAACACATTAATTATCGTTAATCAACCTTGGGTTGAATTACCAGACAATCCATTTGGACAACCAAAAATTAAAGCTAAAGGTGGTGAAGCAATCTGGTTAAACTCATCTTTGGTGTTTTTATATGGAAATCAAAAAGGAGCCGGAACAACAAAGATTACAGCAACAAAAGACAAAAGAACTGTTAAATTTGCATCAAGAACAAAAGTATCGGTTATGAAAAACCATATTAATGGACTTGGGTTTGAGGACGGTAAAATTATTGTAACACCTCACGGGTTTTTACCTGGAAAGGATGCTACGGAAGAAAAAAAGTCTATTGAAGACTACAAAAAAGATTATGCTGAATATTGGAAAAATATTATTGGTGTAGATGGTGAATTTGATTTAAAAGAAGAAAAAGTTTATGAACAAGAATAAATTAAAAGTAGTATCGTTATTTTCCGGTTACGGAACACAAGAGTTAGCACTTAAATATATTGGTGTTGATTATGAAAATGTTGCAAACTGCGACAACTTCAAACAGGCAAACGAATGTTATGATGTTTTACATACAACAACTTATGGAAATTTAGGTGATATTACAAAAATTGATGAAAATAACTTTCCAAGTTGTGACTTACTAACATATTCATTTCCTTGCCAAGATATTTCAATATCTGGAGTACAAAGAGGAATTAAAGAAGGAACAAGAAGTGGGTTATTATTTGATGTTGAAAGGTTATTATCCGCAAATAGACCAAAATTTTTGTTAATGGAAAACGTTAAAAACTTGGTTTCAAAAAATCATTACGAAAATTTTAAAAAACATATCTATTTTTTAAGAGGACTTGGTTATAGTTCTTATTGGAGAGTCCTTAATGGTGCTGACTTTGGTTGTCCACAAAATAGAGAAAGAGTTTTTATGATGTCAGTTCTAAATAGTAGTATTGAAGAAGTACAAGAAAAAATGATGAACGTTGATAATCATAAAAGAACTAGAGTTCCTATGAGACCACACATTGAACAAAATTTTGATGAGTCATTGATTATTAATTGTCCATTTACACCACACGAACCAAAAAAACACACAATATGTAAATTAGTTGGTAGAAGAGATGACGTTAGTTATGACCAAACAAGAAGAATTTACTCTATTGATGGATGTTCACCTTGTCTTACAACAAGTGGCTCACCACAAATTTTAACTGAAGATGGTAGAGTAAGAACAATTACAGCAAGAGAAGGTTATAGATTTATGGGTGTGAGAAAACAAGACATCGATTTGTTACTTACAACATCTTTATCTAATACTGCCCACGTAGCATTAGCTGGTAACTCAATATGTGTCCCAGTAATGGAAGCAATATTTACAGAATTTTTTTCTGATTATATTACAAAGAAAGATTTAGTATCGTCAAACCCTTTTAACGAAGAATTTAATGACTAAAACACTTTTAGTTGATGGAAACAATCTATTAAAAATTGGTTTTCACGGTGTTAGAGACTTTTTTAATAAAGGAGAGCACGTTGGTGGTACCTGGCATTTTTTAAACACTCTAAGACGATTTTTAGAGGAAAGTAATTATAATAAAGTTGTGGTATTTTGGGATAGTCAAACAGGTTCTTCTCAGAGAAGACTAATCTATCCCAAGTACAAACTTAATCGAAAACAAAAAGACGACGAAGATTTTAAAGAACAGTCTTTTACAACCCAAAAAAACAGAGTAAAACAATACCTTGAAGAAATGTTTGTTAGACAATTAGAAGTTGAACAATCGGAGGCCGACGATTTAATCGCTTACTATTGTCAGATTTCAGAAGATGAAGATAAAACAATATTTTCATCAGATAGAGATTTAACACAACTTATTTCTGAGAAGGTAACTATATATTCACCCCAACAAAAGCGATATTATAAAAATGGTGACGGAATTAAAATATATGAATCCGAAATACCACACTATAATGTTAAAACCTATAAAATATTAACTGGTGATAGTTCAGATAATATTGATGGTATTTTTTATTTGGGTGAAAAAACATTTCTTAAACTGTTTCCTGAAATACTTGATACTGAATTAAAATATACCGATATTTTAACAAAGGCAGAAATGTTACTTTCAGAACAGAAGGGAAATGTTGCTTTACAAAATCTCCTTAGTGGGAAAACCAAAGAGGGAATATTTGGAGAAGAGTTTTTCACAATTAATGAAAAATTGGTGGACCTAGCTAATCCACTCATTTCTCAGGAAGGAAAAGAACTTGTTAGGTCGTATTACTCAGAGTCATTAGATCCTGATGGACGAGGACACAGAAACCTAATAAGAATGATGATGGAAGACGGATTCTTCAAATTTCTCCCAAAGGGTGACGACGCTTGGGTAAATTTTTTAAAGCCATTTTTAAAACTATCAAGAAAAGAAAAAACAAATTTTAGAAACAAAACAAAAAAGTAAAAAAAATGAAAGATCAAGATGTAACAAAAGTAGAATTTCTTCTTATGTGTAATGATAATATCGTTGTACAAAGATTCTTTAATGTTAAAGGATTTAACAAAAACGCACATAAGTCTGAACAATTCTACGACTACATTAAATCATTTTGTAATGGTTTACAATATGATTTGAAAATGAGGTCAGTTGTTTATATGATGGAAAACCAGTACGAAATTATGGAAAATCCAGATGTATTAAACACCTCAATTACCGAAGGACAAGAAAATTTTAACCTTTATATTAAGGTTGAAAACATGACAATTTGTCAGAGGACATTTGACGCAAAAGTATACCCCCCAAAGGTCAGATATACCGTAGACCTACGCCCAAAGCTGAAAAGCATATTGTCTGAACTTACTGACATTTTTTCAGGCAAAAAATTTAATTATTTTTATCCACAATTTATTCAAAACTAGGAATATTTATCATTACTGATAGGAGGAAAAAATTATGGCGACAAACAAAAACTTTGAATATCTTGGCAACAATTTTCAAATACAATTACTTAATCAAATCATTGTAGACAAAGACTTTTCACATTCGATTATTGATGTAATAGAGAATAATTATTTTGAAAACAAGTATTTTAAAATCATCATTCAAATGATAAAAGAGTACTATAAAAAGTATGACCACACACCATCATTTGATACGTTGGAACAAGTCGCAAAATCCGAATTACAACAAGAAACTGCTGTTAAAGTTGTTCTTGATACAATCAAGAAAATCAAGTCTGCGCCTATCGACGGAGTGGATTTTGTACAAGAAAAGGCATTAAAATTCTGTAAACAACAAGAGTTACAGAAAGTAATGAAAAAAGCTCAGAAAATTATTGATGGTGGTGAGTTTGAAAACTACGACACCTTAGAAGAATTAGTAAGAGACGCATTACTTGTTGGTTCAAAAGACACATCAATGTTAGATGTCTTTTCAAACCTAGACCAAGTCTTGGACGATGACTACAGACACCCAATACCAATGGGTATACCAGGAATCGATAGATTGTTAAAAGGAGGATTAGCAAAAGGTGAAATCGGTGTTATACTCGCACCAACAGGAGTTGGTAAGTCAACAGTATTAACAAAGATTTCGAACCACGCATTTAACCTAGGATTTAATGTTCTTCAAGTGTTTTTTGAAGACAACCCAAAAGTGATACAGAGAAAACATTTTACACTCTGGACAAAGATTCACCCTGACGAATTGTCAGAAAAAAAAGAAGAGGTGATGACTAAGGTAAAAGAAATCAAGGAAACAATGCCAAACGAGTTGATTTTGAAAAAACTACCATCAGATACTAAAACTATGTTGCAAATCAAGAATGAAATAAGAAAGATGATTGCAGATGGTATTAAAATAGATATGGTTGTTTTAGATTACATTGATTGTATTGTTCCAGACAAAAACCTAGGTGACGAATGGAAGAGTGAAGGTTCAGTAATGAGAGGGTTTGAAGCAATGTGTCACGAACTAAACATTGTTGGTTGGACAGCAACACAAGGTAATCGTTCATCAATTTCTTCGGAAGTTGTAACAACAGACCAAATGGGTGGTTCAATTAAGAAGGCACAAGTAGGACATGTTATTATTTCAGTAGCAAAGACATTACAACAAAAAGAAATGAAATTGGCCACAATAGCAATTACCAAGTCTCGTATTGGAGATGATGGTGTGGTGTTTGAAAATTGTAAATTTGATAATGCGATGATTGAAATAGACACTGAATCCACAACTACATTCTTAGGTTTAGAAGAACAAAAAGAAGAAAGGCAAAGACAAAGAGTTAAAGAATTGTTGGAAAAAAGACAACAAAAAGAACAAGAAAAACAAAAATCTTAAATAAAATAATTAAATTTGTAAAAAATGGATATTTCACAAAAAATATTGAGCGATATTACGGTGTATATGAAATACGCTAAATTTATCCCTGAATTAAATAGAAGGGAAACTTGGGAAGAATTGGTGACAAGAAATAAAGAAATGCACCAAAAAAAGTACCCAAACATTAAAGACGAGATTGAAGAAGTATATAAAATGGTATACGATAAAAAAATTCTTCCGTCTATGAGATCATTACAATTTGGTGGAAAACCAATTGAAATCTCACCAAACAGAGTATATAACTGTGCTTATCTACCAATTGACCACACAGACGCATTTTCAGAAACAATGTTTTTGTTATTAGGTGGGACAGGTGTTGGTTTTTCAGTACAAAAACATCACGTAGATAAGTTACCAGAAATTAAAAAACCAAACCCAACAAGAACAAGAAGATATCTTATTGGTGATTCGATTGAAGGATGGGCTGATGCAATTAAAGTCCTTATTGAATCTTATATGGGTACCAAATCTTCTACACCAGTATTTGATTTTTCAGATATTCGTCAAAAAGGGGCTTTACTTGTAACATCTGGAGGAAAAGCACCAGGACCTCAACCTTTGAAAGATTGTATTCACCACATCACAAAGGTAATGGAAAACAAAAATGACGGTGAAAAATTAACACCAATTGAAACTCACGATATCGTATGTCACATTGCTGATGCGGTACTTGCTGGTGGAATTAGAAGAGCAGCACTTATTTCATTATTTTCAGCAGATGATGATGAAATGATTTCTTGTAAGTCAGGAAATTGGTGGGAGTCAAACCCACAAAGAGGTCGTGCAAATAATTCGGCTGTTTTATTAAGACATAAAGTAACACAAGATTATTTTATGGAATTATGGAAAAGAATTGAACTATCTGGAGCTGGAGAACCTGGAATCTATTTATCAAACGATAAAGATTGGGGAACTAACCCTTGTTGTGAAATCGGTCTTCGTCCATACCAATTCTGTAACTTGTGTGAGGTAAACGCTTCAGATATTGATTCGCAAGAAGATTTTGAAAAAAGAGTTAAAGGTGCCGCATTCATTGGAACATTACAAGCTGGATACACAGACTTCCATTACTTGAGAGATGTTTGGAAAAGAACAACTGAAAAAGACGCTCTTATTGGTGTTGGAATGACAGGTATTGGTTCTGGTGTTGTATTAGGATATGATATGAAAGCAGCAGCTCAAGCTGTTAAAGAAGAAAATGAAAGAGTTGCAAACTTAATTGGTATTAATAAAGCTGCTCGTACAACAACTGTAAAACCATCTGGAACTTCATCACTTGTATTGGGAACTTCATCTGGTATTCACGCTTGGCATAATGACTTCTATTTAAGAAGAATTAGAGTTGGAAAAAATGAAGCGATTTATTCATACCTTGCAATTAACCACCCAGAGTTAGTCGAAGACGAATACTTCCGTCCACATGACACCGCTGTGATTACAATTCCACAAAAAGCACCAGAAGGATCAATTCTAAGATACGAATCAGTATTCCAAATGCTGGAACGAGTTAAAAAAGTATCACAAGAATGGGTTAAATCTGGACATAGAGGTGGACAAAATACACACAATGTATCAGCAACTGTTTCAATTAAAGAAGATGAATGGGATTTAGTTGGTGATTGGATGTGGAAAAATAGAAAATTTTATAATGGATTGTCAGTTTTACCATACAATGGAGGAACTTATACACAGGCTCCATTTGAAGATTGTACAGAAGAAGACTTTGAAAGATTGTCGGCAACATTAAAAGATGTTGACCTTACAAAAGTTATTGAATTACAAGATAATACTGACCTACGTGGTGAAGCAGCTTGTGCCGGAGGTGCTTGTGAAATAGTATAAGTTATGACAGTAAACGCATCAAAAGATTGGATACAACAGTTATATGTTCAGGAGACAACAAAAAAATCTCCTGAACCTGACTTTTATAAAGATGAATCTGGGAATATAGTAATGACAGAATCATTTCATATTAAAAGAGGTAGATGTTGTGGGTCTAAATGTCGTCACTGCCCCTACGAACCACTTTACCAAAAAGGTAATACAAACTTAAAAGAATCACTACAAAAGTAGTGATTTTTTTTTATTACCATATTTATAAAATAAAACAATTATGAAAATTAAAATTACTGAAAGTCAATTAAAAAGAATTATTGAAAAATATACAGAAGAAGGTATGATTAATGAAGCTTGGTATGATGATGTCTTAGATAAAATTGGGTTAAATTTTGATAATGTAAAAGACAAAATTAAAGACGTATTCAAAAAAGTTACTGGTATTGAACTACAAGATAAAGATGAAGTAGAAAAAAAAGATATTCCATCTGAAAAAGAAATTGAAAAAAAGATTGAAGATGTTAAAACTGATGTAACAGTAGATAAAGAAAAAGATACCGAAGAAAAAAAAGATGGTAAAATAAAAAACGTAATATTTGTTTCTGGCTTACATAATAGAAGTAATGACGAACCAGTAAAAAAACAAGCAAAAAGAGTTAGTGACAATTTAAAAATTAGTGCGGATGTTGAAGGATATTCACATACAGATAGTGAAAACGCATTAAAAGCTTTAGAATCAGAACCAAATAGTTATGTTTTACTTTTTAGTGCTGGTTGCGCATATTCTGAAAAGTTTGCAAGAAAGTTAAAATCTCTTAATAAGAGTCTACATAATTTATATGTTATTGAACCACATTCTTCAGCAAAACAAAGTGTTACTTCCGCAGTAAAACTAGGTTTACCAGAAAGTAATGTATGGGTTGGTTCATATGCGGCGGCAGGATTGGGTATTGTAAGTAATCCAACAAGTACGAAAAAAACAGGGTGTGACAAACCACATTGGTGTGCGATTGATCAAGTTGCTAGAAAATTATAAATAGATTTTAATTATTTATTCAAAATTACTATAATGTATATTTATGTTATATGGCATACGGTACAACATATGGTTTAGCATTTCCTTTTGAACAATCATCACTTGGTAAGTATCTTGGTGTTACACCAACTGCTGATGATGAAATAAGAAGTAATTTAATACACCTACTTTTAACAAGGAAAGGAACTAGATATTTTTTACCCGATTTTGGAACAAGATTATATGAATTTATTTTTGAACCATTAGATGGTCCTACTTTTTCTGATGTTGAATCTGAAATTAGAGAAAGTGTTGGAAGATATATGCCAGGAGTACTGGTCACAAATATTGAAATAAAAGAAGCAACAGCTGATTTAGAGGACCCAGGAGCGACATATATTAACTCAGAAGGACAAAGAGAATATCGTGTACCCGGATTATCACAAAAAGAATATACAGCAAGAGTAAAAATTGATTATAAAGTTACAAATAGTGCTTTTGAATCAAGTGATTTTGTAATACTTAATATTTAAAAAAAATGGCAGAAAAGAAAATATCGTACACAACAAGGGACTTTCAAGGAATAAGAACCGAACTTATTAATTTTACTAGACAGTATTATCCAGACCTTGTACAAAACTTTAATGATGCCGGTATTTTTTCGGTATTTTTGGATTTAAATGCTGCGGTTACAGACAACCTACAATTCCATATTGATAGAAGTATTCAAGAAACTGTTTTACAATATGCTCAACAAAGATCTTCAGTTTTTAATATCGCAAGAACTTATGGGTTAAAAATTCCAGGACAAAGACCTTCTGTTTCCTTAGTAGACTTTTCAATCACTGTACCAGCCTTTGGTGATAAAGAAAATTTAAGTTATTGTGGTATATTAAGAAGAGGTGCTCAAGTTCTTGGTGCCGGACAACCATTTGAAACTGTTTATGATATTGATTTTTCATCCGCAGTAAATGCTGAAGGTTCGCCAAATAGATTAAAGATACCTAATTTTGATTCAAACGGAAAAATACTAAACTACACAATTATTAAACGTGAAGTTGTTGTTAATGGTGTTACAAAGGTGTTTAAAAAAGTTGTTACACCTAATGATGTTAGACCTTTTTATGAATTATTTTTACCAGAAAAAAATGTATTAGGTATAACAAGTGTACTAATAAAAGAAGGAACACAATATGTAACAATACCACCCACCCAAGAATTTCTCGGTCAAAGTAATAGATGGTATGAAGTTCAAGCCTTAATGGAAGATAGAGTTTTTATTGAAGACCCAACAAAAACATCTGATAGTCCAGGTATTAAAGTTGGAAAATATGTTACAACAACAGATAAGTTTATAACTGAATATACACCAGAAGGATTCTTTAAAATGACGTTTGGTGGTGGTAATACCTCAGCTGAAGACCAGTTAAGAGAATTTGCAAGAGATGGTCTTTCGTTTGACCTTTCAAAATATACAAACAACTTAACATTAGGTAGTGCATTAAAACCTAATACAACAATGTTTATACAATATAGAGTTGGTGGTGGTAGTAATACAAACTTAGGTATAAATGTGATTAGTCAAATTGGGACTGTTAATTTTGCGGTTAATGGTCCATCAGATAATGTTAATAGAAGTGTTATTAATTCTTTACGATGTAATAACGTTACAGCCGCAATTGGTGGTGCTGATAACCCGTCAACTGAAGAAGTTAGACAAATGGTTTCA